TCTGAGCAGACTGGACACGATGGACAATGTAGGCAAAGCACCGCCTATAAATGTCCCGGCTGTGTAGCCAGTTGTTGCGGTGAACGGGCCGGGGTTGCTGTTTAACTCCGCACTCAGATACGCATTCGGATATGCAGCGCCGTAAGCTACCTTGTCTGCGCTGACACCGAAGTCCCACAGGTGGGAGCCGGAGTATTTGGAGAGGATGCTGGCGAGGGTGGCGCGCACGCCTCCGACGCGGCCCATCTTTCCAAGTTTTCCGAGTCCGAACATTACGCCGCCAAAATAACGGCCAGCTTTTGCCCGGCAGGTACCTGGAAGTATTCTGCTGCATTGGCGTCAAGCGGGGTGGAGTCGGTGGTGGCTGTGGGGTTGGTGCCGACAACAAAATGGCAGGCCACGTCTGCACGCAAGCGCACAAAGCGAGTCTTTGCGCCAAACGCGGCGCTTTGGGCACTGGTGCTTGTGATGGTGACTGGCGTTTGTACTGCTGCCGGCGGGTGCGCGGCCATGGGCAGTGAGGTGCCGGCGGAGTCTGCGCCAGCGGTGGTGTATTCGGTGATCCAGATTTTTGCCATGGTGGGTTAGCCTTTTGGGGTAGGTTGTGGTGATTTGGGCGCCGGCGTTTGCGGCGCTTGATTGGTTTGGAGCTGGAGCATTACTTCCAGCGTTCCGTCAGCGCGCAGGCGGTCAAAATCGCGCTTTATTTCGGCAAATACCAGCTCTGGCTTGTAGCCCTGGCGGCGCAAGACTTCGCTGATGCTGCTGAAACCTCCAGAGACTGCGGCCAGCTCGGCTTTGACTTCTTTTTCGGGGTCTACATATGACCACTTGGGGGTGGACCAGTCCACACCATAGTCCTTGGCTTTCATGAACCCTGCCATGCTGGCAGCGTCCACAAATGCGCGCCAAATTGGTTCGCACAGGCGCGGTATTAGGGTGAGCCACTGCATTTGTTCAGCGTTGCGGCGAAACTCCAGCATGCTGACGCGGGCGCTGCTGAAGTTGACCTCGCGCACGTCGCCGGTCATCATTTCGTAGGTGACGCCCATGCCGCTGGCAATCAGATGGAGCTGGTATTTGACGTACTCAACGTACCCGCCTGCGGCTTTGGGCTCGACCAGGGTAAGGTTGACGCCGGATGGCACCTGGGTGATGCCACCGCTGGCAAGCGTCCCCAGTTCGCCGGTGTTGCGCACGGTGCTTTGTGCCTCGGACTCGGTCATGCTCATGCTGGAAACGTCGCCGCTGGCAATGACGCTGAGCCGCGTCTCCAGGTTTTTGCGCTGGAGTTCAGCATCTTCGTAGAGCTGGACGTCGCGCACGCGGGCAATGACGGGAGCCAGGCGGGTAAAGCCTCTTCCTTGGCCTGGGCGCTGTGGGGCAAAGAGGTGGATGATGCGCTCTGCAGGCACGGGGTAGCTGGAGGTCTTGGCGCTGCGACCTGGCAAGAGTTCGCCAGGGTGTTGGCTCCAGAGCCAGTAGAAGACGATCTTTCCAAGCGGGTCGTATTCGATGCCGTTGAGAATGGTGTTGGCTCCGTTGGATCCCATGCGGGAGCTGTCGAGCCAGTCAATCTCAAGCACCTGGATCTGCAGGGGCACGGGCAGGCCATCTTCGGGGCGGCGGGCGCGCAGGCGGATCAGCACTTCGCCGTCTTGCTCCATGGCGCGGTAGGCCATGGCCTGCAATCCATATAGGTCTGATACGCCGTCGGCATCACAGACCTTGGCCCAGTCATTCCAGAGTTTGTCGACGGCGTCGGCATTGGCGGAAAGGCTGCGGGGGGTGATGCCGGTGCCGACGGTGTTGGCCACCAAAGATTCAAGGCCGCGGGCAATGTATGGGACGTTTTGCACCAGGGCGCGCGCGCGGGTGCGCAGGGAGGCGCCGTCGGCCAGGTGATCGGTGTTGGCACTGGCCCCGCCACGGCGGGGGCGCCAGCCGTCTTTCTGGCTTGCACCCTCATAAGCACGCACCAGCATTTCGCGGGCGCGCAGGCGGCGCAGGCCAGCGTTGGGGTTGACGGCGCCTATGAGGCGGTCGATCAGGGCGGTGGCGATGTTGGCCATGGTCAGAAGCCCCGCCCGGTAGAAAATCGCACCTGGTAGCTGCCCCGGCGCACGGCGCTGGTGGAGGCGGCGGCATCTGCTGCCAGCTCGGCGGCGATGTCATCACGCGCTTTGCGTAAGTCGTCAATGGTGCGGTAGACGACCTTGCGGCCGGCCACCTCAACGGACTGCTCTCCTGAGGCTATTGCCGCCTTGACTGCGTCGAGGTCTGCTTGTGTGTGGGACATGGTGTCTGCTGGTTGCCGTGTAGCTGGTCACGGTAAGGCAGTCACTGTTCCATTTCCATAAAAAATGGGACAGTCTTTGTGGGCTACCCTTTGCCACCGGCTTGCTTGAGATAGCGATACACAGTGGTGCGGCCAATTCCAAGACGGCGGGCGACCTCGGTAGCATTGCGACCGTTGAACAGGGCCAGGGTTTGCGCCACGATCTTTTGCCGCTCGGTATCGGGGCGGCTGGCCACGTAGAACATCTCGCCACGAAATTCGGCGCGCACGGCGGTTTTGATGTGGTCGACGTTGGCGGCCTCATTCCCATGCTGGGCTTGTGCGTGCATTCTGACGGCGGCGGCAAGTGCAGGGTCTGAAAAGATGTATTCAAAGATGCGGTCGACCAGGTCGGGATTGACTGGGTTTGAGGCGGTGAACTTGGATGGTTTATCGGTCATGGTTACCAGTCGCGGCTGAATGGGCGGGTGGGGGTGCGTTTGGCAGCAGGAGTGCCATGAACAACGGGTTGTGCAAACGTGTGCACGGGGTCGGGCGTGGTTGCTCTGGGTTGCACGGCCTGGATGGCGGGGGCGTCAAAGAGGTCGCGGCCCTGGGCTTGTAGTTCGAGTTTTTTCCAGTCGGACTCGCGGTAGCGGTCCAGGCCAAAAAAGTGGGCAGCGGCCAGGGCATACACGGCGCAGTCGAGCGCCTCGTTGCGCTTGCCTGCGGGCTTGACCCACTCCAGCTTGGGGTGGCCCTTCACATAGCGGGTGACCATGCGCTCGCTGGTGAGCTGCTCAAACACCTCGGGCAGGTGGTGGCGGCTGATGTGCACGTAGCCAGGGCCGGGCTCGGCGTTGCGCAGGCGTCCATAGATTTCGGCCTTGGCGGTGTCAGTGCCGATGGGCCAGAGTTTGACGCCGCGCTTGACCTTTTGGCCGCGCCAGTTGACGTCTTGCTCGGTGGGCTTGCCCAGGATGGCTTTGCCGTGCACGCTTTGGCCTTTGACGGCATACACATGGGCGTGGCCGTGGCGGCGGGCGTAGTCATACACGGCCTGGGTGTGGTGGCCACCGGAGTCGATCATGGTGGCGACGATGGCGATGGTGCGACCCGATGCGTGCTGGATTGGCGTGCGCCGGTATTCGCTAAGGCTGGTCCAGGGGCTGCCGCTTTCGCCCTCGGGCAGGCCGGGGTCGCCATAGATGACCTGGCGGTCGACCAGCTGGCGCTCCATGCCACGGCCCCAGGCCCAGACGTAAGCCTCCAGCCGGTCGCCCTGGGTGTCGACGCCCATGGTGCAGACAAACAGGCCCCAGTGCACCTGGCGCAGGGGGATGTCGGGGGCGCGTTTTCGCAGCTCGTGCTCGCTGGCGCGGTCGCCGTCTTCCTCATAGGTTTCGGCCAGGCGGGTGTTGATGAAGGCGCGCAGTTTGCTGCGGTCGCCCTGGCGGGATGCATCTTGTACGGTGGCCCACTCTTGCACCAGCTCTGCCCATGCCAGCCAACCCAGCGGGCTGTAGAGGCTGCTGAGTTGGAAGCCGCGCACTTTGCCTGCCTTGGCGCCGGGCGCTGCGGCCCGCCATTCGCCACGCGCCAGCATGGTGGGCTTGTTGTGCTCCAGGATATGTGCGCCGCAGTGGCGGCAAACGTAGTGGGCGGATGACGGTATAGCGCGGCCTGCTTCGTCTTTGACCCACTTGATGCCGTGGTTGGTGGATGCGCCCCACTCCAGCACCTGAAACTCGTCGCAGTGGGGGCATGGCACCCAGAACTGGCAGCGGTCGCTGGCCAAGTATTCGGCCTCGACGCGGCTGAAGTCTCGGGTGGTGGGGGTGCTGGTCTTGAGCCGCTTGCGCCGGGCGAAGGTGGACTGGCGGGCTTCGGCCAGGACGCTGGGGTCGCCCTCGCCGTCCACGTCGTGCGGCCAGGCGTCGATCTCGTCCATGAAGAGGTCGCGCACGGGCATGGAGCGCAGGCCCGCTGCGCTGTTGGCACCGGCCAGCGCCCATTGGCCGCCTGGGTATTCTTTGAGCAGGGTGGTGTTGGCGTCGTCGCGGCTGCGGTTTTCGCGCACCTTGCGCTTGAGGGTGGGCGACTCTTCAATCATGGGGGTGAGGCGCTGGCGGCTGTAGCGCTTGGCCATGTCGATGGTGGGCTGCACAATCATGGCCGGGCCGGGGTTGACGTCGGCTATGTAGCCCATCCAGTTGCTGCCGATGGTGGTTTTGCTGGTCTGCGCGCCCCACATAAGGATGACCTCTTCCACCAGGCTGTGGGCCGACAGGCAGTCTTGTGGCTCGCGGGCGTAGGGTGTGCGGGCGCAGCGGTAGGGGCCAGGCTCGCTGCTGTCTTTGCTGGAGAGGCTGCGGTATTGCTCAGCCCATTCGGTGACGGTGATGCGCGGTGGCGCTTTGAAGTACTCCAGCCACAGCGCATCGAGCGCAGCGGCCACGTCCATCGTTGCCTGATCACGCACGGCCATTGGTCATCTCCCCTGACACCAGCGCCATGGCGCGCACGATCTCGTCTTCGAGCAGCACGTGGATCTTGGCAGGGTCAGTCTCCGCAGCCAGCACGGGAACCAGGCGCGATGGGATCTGCAGGAAGGCTTCGCGCAGGCTGGCGATCTTGCCCGCCTGGTAGCTTTTGACCTCGTCGGCCCGCATGAGTTTGCCAATGCGCTCCTCATACTCCAGCTGGGCGATCTTGGCGCCGTAGACCATTTCGGCGGGCTTGGCCTGCATGTAGGTGGCGTTTTTGC